GGAAATGCAACCTTTCAGAACGAGACAGTGTTACAAGTCTCGGAATTATGTATCTTAATATCATATTAACTTTATTAAATGTATGCGCGCTCGGAATCGTCCAGGTAATATTAACTAAATTTTATATTTGTTAAATGAAATGTTAAAAAATGATTACTAAAAAATCATCCTACTAGTTTGGTTTCAAAAAATTCAAGCGCATTAGAAATGGTTTCATCCATATTGAAATATTTATAATTTGCCAATCTGCCAACAAAAAATACATTTTTAGATGTTTCTTCAGCAAGTGCCAATTTTTTATATTTTTCATACAATGATAAATTTGATTTACTTGGAACAGGATAGTACGGTTCACCTTTGTCAGTTGAAGTTTCAATAACAATTACGGTGTCTTTGGAAGTTTGATTCAAAAAGTGTTTATATTCAACTATTCGGGTGAATGGGACATTTAATTCTGGATAATTTACAACAGAAGCAGGTTGATAATAGTTCATATTTTGATATTTTTTTATTTCAAAATTCAAGCTTCTATACTCAAGTTTATTTAATCCAACACTATGAAAATATTCATCAACAGGTCCTGTAAAAATAATTTTTTCAAACATGGATAAATCATTATTATTGATCCGTTTTAAACATTCAAAATCACAATTTAATTTAACAGTAATATTTGGACTGTCGAGCATTTTTTCAACGAATGCGGTGTATCCGTGCTTCGGTAACACTTGGTACTTGTGGTCGAAATATCTAGTGTCGAATGATTTTCTTATGGGAATTCTAGCAAGAACGGAAGAATCTAATTCACTTGGATATTTATTCCATTGTTTATATGTATAATTTGAAAACATTTTATGATAGAGCAAGTCTCCGACGATGGATTTACACATTTCTTCGCTATTATTAATACTGTCATATTTAACTTGGTTCTTTTTCAACCACTCGTTCATGTCGTCGGTGGTTTGCAGTGTTTCATTGCATAAAACATTTACTGTCGTAATATTTACGGGAACTGAAACAAATTTATTATCAACACGTGACAACACTGTGTGTTCCCAACGAACCCATTCCGAAAATGCGTTGATGTATTTCCATATTTTCTCATCATTTGTTTTAAAAAGGTGAGCTCCGTATTTGCACATTAAAATATTCGTTTCTTCGTCTTTGTAATCATAACAGTTCCCTCCAATGTGGTCCCTTTTATCAATGATTAAAACATTTTTATTCAATACATTAGCAATTCTTTCAGCAATAGTTGCTCCACTAAGTCCGCATCCAACTATTAAAAACATTTATTTAATATAACTAATTGTTTTTAAATAATAAATAAATAAGTATTTGATTATTAATTGTAAAAAACATATAAATGATATAATTATATAACAATTATAAATATAAAAATAAAGTATGGATTTTATTATTCCAAATTCAAAAAACAAGAACATGGATTTTATTATTCCAAATTCAAAAAACAAGAACATGGTGTTGAAAGTTGTAGATGCAACAAACGCAACAAACGCAACAAACACAACAAACATGTCAAATTTGCCAGTAAACGCAATTCCAACACTGTGTTTTATTACAATGTGCAAAAATGAAGAACATTGCATTCAACAAACATTGGAGTCTGTATACAAACACATTGATTATTGGGTTGTTTGCGACACTGGTTCAACAGACAAAACGTGTGAGATTGTAACAAATTTTTTCAAAGAGAAGAATATACCTGGTGAACTATTTGTAGATGAGTGGATTGGTTTTGATAAAAACAAGACACTAATGTTTGAAAGAGCCTATAAAAAAACCGATTATGTATTGCATTTAGATGCCGATGATTTTTTGATTGGCGAATTCAAAAAAGAACTGATATCTCAGGCTGAAAGTGACAAGTTTAATTTTAAAACGAAAAGAGGCAATTCTCAATTCTCAACGAGTTACTTGTATAACAATTCATTGCAATGGGTCTACGCGGGTGTAGCACACAATATCATTGTATGTTTGACTAAAAGTGATATTATAGAATCGAACATTTTTATAAGTCAAGATGAAGACGGAGGCGGAGATGAAGGAGGGTTGTACGTTGATGCGAATGAAAGGGGGTCTAGAAAATTAGACCCGAATAAGTATTTGAAAGATGCATTGAAATTAAAGGACCAGTTTTTCGAAACATTGTATGATGACCCATATGGTTTAAACAGTCGGTCGGTTTTTTATACGGCTCAAAGTTATTATGATTCAAAAATGTTCAAGGAAGCGTACCAGTGGTATAATCTATACACGAAACTAAAAGATACCTGGATTGAAGAGGAATTTGAGTCGCAAATGAGATTAGGACGTTGCATGATTGAGTTAAAATTTGATGTTGACAGAGTAATAACCCAATTTGAAAAGGCGATTCAAATCTTTCCGGATAGAGCCGAACCATGTTATGCACTGGGTAAGTTTTTGAATGTGGAGCCGCATAACGAGCTGGCATATAAGTATTTGAAAGAAGCAAAAAATAAAAATGTGGAAGAAGTATTGAAAAAATATAGATTATTTGTGGATATTTTCGTGTATGGTAAATATGTCAACGATGAACTGTCGGTTGCGTGTTATTGGACAAATCGAGGAAACGAAGGTTTCAAGTTATTGAATGAAATAATGGATGATAGTGACCAGCATTTCATTGAGCATAAAGACAGATTTGAAATGAATAAGAAACATTTTACGAATAAGTATAGCATATTATACCTATAATTTTATTTCATTTTATTATTTTATTTTATGATTTCATATGTTTCACATGACAAGTAACACATTTTAAAATAGTTGATTAAAACGTCCTCTGTTTCATTGTAAAGTGCGAAACATTTCATTCTATCAAACCCGCATTTGTCAAGTGAGCTGCATACACAATCTAAAGTTTGCGCGCCATCAATAATAAAAAAATCATTTGTTGGGTCCTGATATAGTTCGGTTATCTTTTCAATGTTTCGAAACAGCTGGTTTATTCCAACGATGCAATACTGTTTCTTATAGTCGGCATTTACTATCAAATTACAATATTTGTGTTCATACGCGGTTGTATTTCGCTTCCAAATATTACTGTGTTCATACGTATACTTTTCATCTTCATGAGCATTTCGTTTCTTCATTTCATTATTTATGTCAAAAACATCATAATATTTTTGTTTAATGTAATTTGGACCGATTCGATTAATTTCGGCATTTCTAATGAGCGAAAAGTTATTGTCCCCGTCATTCATGTATTGAACGTATCCCATCTTATGAATTTTTGCAATTTTTGTGTGAACAGCTGTTCTAAGCAATATTTCATAATCGTCGCAAATTGGCAAGTATTCGCAATAATTTCCAATTGTTAAAAGCAAATCTTTCCTCCAGATGCGTGGGTGGTTAGGACAACAAACTAAATGGCTGAGTGTTATGTTGTTTATATTTGGCGTGTTGTAAACGTATACCCATGCATTATTATATTTTTGGCAATAGTATGAACCGTATCCTTTGCAAAGAATTCCACCCGCGTACCAATAATTTTTGCCATTTTCATAAATATTGATAAAATCCATGTAGATGAATCCCACGTCTTCTTTTTCTTCAAATAATTTAGCCGAATCTTGCAAGACAAATGGTAAAATTTCATCATCATGGTCGAGTTCCAGCACGTATTTTCCTCGACACAAGCTAACCGCTTCGTTCTTTACATTTCCAATGTAACCATTATTTTCAAAACGTTTGTATAACCGAACTCGACGGTCGTGTGACAACTGGCTAATCAAGTATTTAAAATTTTTGTCATCGGGCGAATCATCCATAATTACCCACTCCCAATTTTGCAGCGTTTGCGACTTTAAACTGTTAAATGCTCTGATAATTTTATCGAAAGAGTTGTACGTTGACGTAAAAATAGAAAAAATGGGTCTCGTTTTTTCACGAGATAAACTGCAAATTGCGATGAATGTTTCGTTTACAATTTTGTTTAGTTCTTCAACCCAGTTTTTTGTAAATTCGGTGAAATGAATAATTCGATTTGAAAAACCGGAATCAAATGTGGAGACAATATCTTGGTATTTTTCGTTATTTTTTTCAAAAATAATTAAGATGGGATAAGTTTGCTTGTAAAAATTATTCAACTGTTTTTTTGA